GAAGATTGTGATAGGAGCCTACATGAGCGAGGACGCATGATAAGTCAACCACCGATAACGGCATCACTAGAGATAGACCCCAAAAAGGGTACTATCAACTCTCAGATTTGGATTCTATGGATGAGAAGCATCGTAGATGCCCTAAACGCCATAGACAAAACGACTCCCTAGGAGGAGCAAATGCAGACATTATCCATATGCCCCACTTGTTACAAGAAGATACCAGCTAAGATTGTATTTTCCGAGGGAAAGGTATTGATGCAGAAGTCCTGCCTTGAACACGGATCTTTTGAGTCTGTTATGGAGACAGACATTCAGCACTTCAGTAACTTCTACCGTGTAGGCACTAAGGGGCTGAATAATAATATTATTATCCATGTAGAAGATAAGTGTAATATGACATGCTCGTGGTGCTACTACGGCGGGAAGGAAGAAAAACACGACTTCGATTACTACGATACTCTGCTTAGATCTTATAAGGCTCAGGAGTTTAGACTTCTGCTGAGTGGTGGAGAGCCGACAGTACGACCCGATTATTTCAAGTTCCTAGAGGACGCTAAGGCTCGGGGATGGCATTGTACAACAATTACCAATATGCTGAATTTAGCAGATGAAGGCTTTTTCCAAGAGGCTCTAAGACACAATTTCAGTCTCGGTTTATTTGACTATGCCCTTAGTTTTCAGCACCCTAAGAACTACAGTGAAGCGGAACTCGCTAAAAAATTACAAGTTGCGGATAGGCTGAAGTCTACAGGTATTAGGGCGCAATGCGTAGCATTTTCCGTATCTTCGTTAAAAGAACTTGACTTTATTCGAGAATTCTACGATAATTACAAGGACATAGCTTTCATGTGGAGGATTCGCACCATATTCCGTAACTGGGAGAACAAGGACACTAAAGAGAACCCTATCTATCTTTCGCAACTCAAGAGCGAAGTTACGGATAAGTTCTCAGACCTCATGCCTATTGTATGTGACGATATTGAGACCTCTAATGCTCATTGTATTTACATGAAGATGGACGGAGGCAGGTACATATCTCTCAGTTCCGCGCCTACAGTAGAGAATATAGACTATCATTTGTGCTCTAGGCCCGTGTATATGCTCGCAAGAGATCTTAATTGTTATAGCGTACCTGTAGCACAAATCGTTAATGAAGGACTTTCCAAAGGGTACAAAGACGGATTTAAGTTAGACCGGAGGTAATACATGGTAGGATTTACAGCAGCGGTAGTAGTTGGAGGAGGGGCTATAGCCGCGGCGGAAATATCTTCTAACGCTTCAAAAAGTGCGGCAAACACTCAGGCACAGTCAGCAGCTAACGCTTCTCAACTCCAACAGAATATGTTCAACACGACCCAAGCTAACTTAGCTCCATATCTACAGCAGGGGCAGCAGTACGCCAATCAGCTTCAACAGCAGATGCCTAATCTTACTCGGCCGTATTCTGAGCAGATGTATCTAAACAGCCCTGAATATCAAAACGCTTTGATTGCAACTAAACAGAATCAAAATCAGCTTCTTGCAGGAGGAGCGCAGTCAGGTATGCTAGGTAGTGGCAATATGGCGTCGTCTCTACAGGCTAACGCACTTCAGCAGGCGCAACTTGGCTATGGTCAGGGCCTACAAGACTACAATGGTCAGCAACTCCAGACCTACAACATGCTTGCTAATCAGTCAGCACAGGGTCAGAACGCAGCGGCGGGGCTTGGGGGACTTAGTGCTAATGTGGGTAGTCAGATAGGAAACAACATGATTCAGGCAGGGCAAGCGCAAGCCCAAGGGCAGATAGGACAGGCAAACGCTATCTCCGGTGGTATTCAGAATTTGAGTAATCAGGCTCTTGGAGCTTACGGCGCGTACAATCAGAATCAGATGTACCAGAATTACTACAATCAGCAACAGCCTCAATACCAAGGTATGACGTACGGTGGAGGCCCGCAGGGCGGTTACACCTACAACAATCCACAGTCAGTAGGTCCACAAGCTCAATAAGGAGGTATCATGGCAGCAAATATGTTGACTCTTATGGATGTGATGCCTTCGGCAGCGGATCGGATAAATATGGATCAGGCGGCTCGCCAACAGCAGGAGCAGAATCAGTATCAAACCGCTGTACTCGCACAGGCTCAACAGCAAGCTATGGGGCAGAACGCTCTTACTCAGGCTCCGCAGGGGCAGGCTCCGCAGGGGCAGCAACCTCCTAGCCAGAATGCTCTCATGCAACCCCCTCCCCCTCAAGGGCAGGCTCCCAATCCCCCGCAAGGTGAGAGTCAGATGCCAATACCTCAGAATTACGCAGAGGCCGTGGCGCAGGCGGAACAAGTACAGAGAGAGCAGGCACAGAAAGCTCAGTGGGGGACCGAAACTAAGCAGGTCCAAGAGTTGTTTATGCCTGCCGTTAAACAAGCTGAAGAGTATTAAAATCCCGAATTAATGAACTCCTATGCTGATGCTATGGAGAAGATGTATCCAGCTAATCCCCAGGTTAAACAAGCCGCAGCGCTCACTAGGAATAATAAGATATCTAAAGGTGTTGTCACAGTTTCTCCGACACAGGTCACAGATCCTGACTTCGCTAAGGCGCAGTTTGAGCTGAATAAACCCTATCTACAAAGTATAGGTATAATGAATCCTGAAGAACTTATGGGAAAATCCATATCTTTCGATCAGAGCATAAAAACACGCGCTCAAGTTCCAGGCTCATTAAAAGTTGTACCTCCCACTAAAGAGGAATTAGCTGATACGAGAGAATTAAAAAAGATTAAAGCGGCAACTGATCTTGAAACACAAAGAGATAAAGCTCGTTTAGAACTTGAAACACATAAGGAAGAAGCTAGAGCCAGAGAAGACGATAAGAAGCAAAGAGCCGCAGAACTTCGATTTGAAGGACAGCAGAGGCAGGCAGAAAGACGTCAAGAACATGCAGACTCTAGGTTTGCCCAACAGATGAACCGCAGAGATCAGCAGCTTAATCTCAGAGAGTTCAATTCTTCGGCTCAACCAGCTAAGACCGCTTTGGGTACAGCGTACAGGACTTCCAATGCTGCATCAGGATTTGAGAACAAGATAAAGACCAACGTGGGCATCCTGAATAATTGGATGGACTCATATGTTAAGAAGCACCCTGGAGCGGCAAACCGTACCGGGGCAGTGTTCAACGATCTTATCAACGGGAAAATTACCGGGGAAGGGGATCTCTCCAACATCAAGACCGCAGCAGACTCCGTAGGTTTCGAGTTAGGCAAACTAGAGTCAGGGAGTTACGGTACAGCAGGAGCGACTAGAAACGCCACTGAGCACTTTAATCAGCTCAAGACAACCAAGGGCTTAGATAACATGAGGACTCAGCTTCGAGGCATCACTACGCTTGCTGAGTCAGCTAAAGCCTCACAGGATGCGGTTACTAAACAGGCTGAAGAGACACTGAATGACGTTAGGACTCAATACGGACTCCCCCCTACAGGCAAAGCAGGTAAGACTTCGACATCGCCTCCCACTAGGCCGTCTACGTACAAAATAGGTGCTCCGTACAAAGCGCCGGGGCAGAATACTAAGCAGATCATAGGTGTTCACCGTGAAGGTGGAAAGGTTACAAAGCTAATGCTTTCTGATAAGTCCGTTGTGGAGGTTCAGTAATGGCGGGTGACGGGTGGGAAATGAAGGCGGGTGTAGCCGCACCTCCCGATGGTTGGGAGATGAAGCCGGGGGCTAAAGCACCCTACGGAGAGATTCGGGCTAGGAAACCGTACCAAAAGATCAAAGAGTTTGCTTCCAAGATTTACACGCCTATTGCCGAGACAGCGGGTATGGCTGTAGGTGGGGCATTGGGCGCAGCAGGTGGAGCATTTGGAGGCCCTGTTACCGCCGCCGCTGGAGGAGTCGCAGGTTCCGGTGCCGGTAATGTCGCAGGGCAGAGGTTCGCCCAAGGCGTAAATAGGTTGATAGGATATGACGCTCCCCCACCTCCTAGTGCTTTGGAGTCTTTTATTCAAGGTGCGGGTGCTGAACTGACAGGAGGTATCCTAGGCAAGACGGTTCAACTAGGGTCTAAGATTCATCGACCCAGTGCTCTCTCAGGTCGTGTTGCAGGGGAAGAACTCAATATTGCAGCTTCCCCTAAATCTCCTGAAGCGGCCAGAGCTATTGCAGAGAGAACACGTAGAGTCGAAGCAGCTCAGAGACGTACAGGAACTCGGTTACCTAGAGCCTCTGTTACAGGAAGTGTGCGGCAAGCAGCTCTTGAAAGGCAAAGGATTGGAAAAAGTCCTGATGTTGCAGAGGCACTTCATGCACAACGCATAGAAGCACTCCGAAAGGCTGAACAGCATGTAGATACGACCTTTCCTCATAATACCAAGGCCGCTGAGACCGTTAGAAGCAATATAGAGGACTTCAACGCTAGAGAGACACAGGCAACTGCACTTAAAGAGGAAGAACGTAGAGTCGTGGCAGACAGGGTTATCGGCAAGGTAAATACTCAGGCTGCACAGGAAGCAGAAGCTAAGAACCTAGCTGGCAGAAGTGCCGCTGAACAAGCTAATGTCGCTGCTGAAGCTGAAAAGACTTCCCGAGTAGCCCAAGCGGAAACCTCTTTTGGTCAGGCAGTACCAAAGGCTATCACCCCTGTATCTGCTGTAAAGACAGGTACTCAGGAGTTTGGGGCAGAGATACGAGGTAAGGTCCAAGCCGCTGAAAAGGCTTCTATGGAGCGTTTCAATAGCAAAGAGACTGGATATCCCCAAGAGAAGTTTACAGATTCAGGCGAGGCTCCTGCTGAAAATGCTGTAAGCACCTACGTTAGAGAGAACAAGCCCCCTTTAGGGTTCAGCCCCACAACTGACGTAGAGAAGAAGCTAGAAAGCCTCCTTGGGGGCGTAGAGCGGGAAGGTACTGATATTCCTCCTATGACGTACTCTGACCTCAGAGACGTTTCTCAGGCTTCGGGTAGTGCCGCAGCAAGGGCTAGGAAGTCAGGAGACTACGACACCGCTAGGTACTTTGGGGAATTGCGTAAGCATTCCGAGGCTGAGATTGCTTCGCTTCTTGAGGCCAAAAGTCCTGAAGTTCTAGCTGAGTATAAGAACCTTAACGCACTTTATAAATCTCAGCAGATCGCAGGTTTCAGAGGCGGGGAAGTTGCTAATCAGCTTGCCCTTGGTAATGAGTCAGGGGGAGTGAAACTTGCTGAAGGTGCCATAGCTTCGCACCTGGAGAATCCTGATAATGCTGTAGACCTTATTCGAGCCTTTGGTATCAAAGACATCACAGATAGAGGAAAGAGCCTGTCTCGTGCTGGCATCCAGATGAAACAGGTCTCCGAAGAAGCTATCCTTCAGGCAGGTCAGAAAGCCGCTAAAGAAGTAATGAAGCCCTACTTTGATGATAGGATAGCATCTATTTATCAAGGTGCCGGTGGAGGTAAGACCGGAGCAAAAGCAGTAGAGCGATATCTCAGAAAGCCCGAGACTCAGAGTATCTTACGCGCCTATGGTATGCCTGAAGAGTACAGCGAGTTGGCTAGACGTGCTAAGGCTATTGGAGAGGCTAGGGCTGAGAAGGTTCCGCTGTTGAAGCATAAAGAACTGGCTCCTGAAGTGATACGGGCTGCAAAGATACAGCTTGCTACTAACACTCTCAAGGTGGACGACCCCACTAAGATTTATAGTTACCTTACCAAGTCAGGAAATCCTAAGAAAGCCTTTGGCGACTTAATGCGGGTGTCTTCGTCTCCTGCATACCGAGACTCGGTAAAGGAGCTAGTCAAGGATGGTGTTAAGGACGCTATTAAGCAGCGAGGTATCAACCCTTACTCCAAGACTCCTACTCCCGAGGAGAAGCACCTACAGACTCTAATGACTCAAGTGTTCAATAAGGCAGAGAGGCAGTCTCTCTGGGACTTTCATACCATCGTTGAAGCGGCTCCGTCTCCAGGCACTATGGGGGCAAAGACTGACCTAGGCATAGGCAAGGGAGCTAAGGAGTTGGCAGAAGGTGTGGCGGCTATTCCGATGGGGTATGAAGGATATTGGGCCAAGCACGGCTTCCTGACGCTGATAAATAAACTCGGAAGCAAATACTCCTCAGCGGCAGAGAAAGTTCTAGACGAAGCACTGATAGATCCCGCAAAGGCAAAAATTGCTCTCCAAGCGTTTAAAACCGGAGAAACGGGTAGGTTCAGGCAGTTAGTACAGAAAGCATACGATGCTGACTCCATTCAGGCGAGGATCTTAAAGAGATTGCCAATAGCAGGCGCTGTTGCCGGATACAACGTAGCTACGACCCCTGAACCAGAAGAACAGCCTATAGAAAGGCAGAAGACCTACGGAGGTGAGTGATGCCATTGAAAAAGGGCAAGTCCAAGAAGGTAATTAGTCAGAATATTCGTGCTGAGATGCACTCAGGTAAACCGCAGAAGCAGGCAATCGCCATAGCAATGAGCAAGGCGGGAAAGTCCCGCAAAAAGAAGTCTTGAAATGAGTATTTGTTTGCTGTAAGATACACGTAACCCAAGGAGTCTATAGTGCGTATGGTTCCCGCTTTAAAGATAGATGGAAAGCTCCACAAAGGAGCTGCAAACGACAGCCACAACACTATTGGTTTATCCATAGGCGTGGAGTCTCCGCCGGAAGCCTCACGAGGTTTCGTGGTTGGGGGGCAGTTTCTTACTCGTAAGCAGGCGCTTGGGTTCCTCAAGACTAATGATCCCGAGACCTACAGGAAATTACCCAAAGAAGCCTTGCGTATCGGGCTGCATAGTGAGTTCCTTGCTAAAGCTCTTGGTATCAAACAGAAACCTGTAGCAGTCAAGATTATTGCAGAGGCTAGGGATGAGAGAGAGGAGCGCACGCCTGAAGCTAAGAAGCCTTTGTCTGAAATGACTGCCATAGTCTATGATCGTGGGGGGCTGTACCTCTACTGCGCTGAGAAACTAGCTGAGAAATACGGTAAGGTGCTGTACTATCTCGCAGACTCGGATGCCTACCCAACTTCACAGAAGAGCACTATCGGTTCTGGAATACCCAAAGTTAAGCGTATCCACGACCTGTGGAAATTTATAGACTCTGCTGATATCATTTACTTTTTCGATTGCTACGATGGACAGCTCCAGCATTGGCTAAGAGAGAAAGGTTATAAAGTTTTCGGCTCCGGTCTCGGAGAGAAAATAGAGATCGACAAGATATTCTTTCTTGAAACTCTAGAAAAGTTAGGGCTTCCCTGCCCCAAAACCTATGTCGCAGAAGGTATGGACGATCTTTGTAAGTATCTGAAAGATCATGACGGAGAAACACTCTTCCTAAAAAATCTTCACCGTGGTGATTTCGAGAGCCGTAAGTTTACTAGCATGGCACAGTCTAGACCATTTCTAAATGACCTCAAGAAGAGACTCGGTTCCGCTTCAGATACTATAGAAGTCTTAGTTCAGCATAAGATAGACTCAGTAGTAGAGGTTGGGTACGATGGGTACCTCGTAGATGGGGAGTTTACTACTAACTGCATAGTAGGGTATGAAATAAAAGATAGAGGTTTTGTTGCTAAGGTATTCAAAGAAACTCCTGAGATTGTGGGAAGTATTAACACAGCCTTTGGACCTATTCTCAAGAAACTAGGGGGAAGAGGTAACTACAGCACAGAAATTCGTGTCACTGCTAAGGGGGAACAGTTTTATATAGATCCTACTCAGCGAGTGCCATCTCCTCCAGGTGAACTACAATGTGAGATATACGAGAATTGGGCAGAAGCCACGTACCAGATCGCTTGTGGCGAGCTACCTGAATTTAAACCTAAAGCTATGTACGGCGCGGAAGTAACCTTGACCTCTGCTTGGGCAGATGAGCATGAGATCCATGTTAAGTTTCCCCCGAAGTTCAAGCAGCACATTAAGCTAAAGAATCACACCATCCGAGATGGTGAATATTACTGTATACCTAATGGTAACGGTGCGTTCTTTGGGGCTGTGGTTGCGTGGTCGGACACTCTTCAGAAGGCAATAGATAAAGTCTGCGAAGTTTGTGAGGCTGTAGAGGCAGATGAGTACAGTTTTGATAAGTCCGTGTTTGACGAAGCCATGGAATCAGTAGAAAAAGGTAAAAAGTTTGGTGTACTCTACTAAGGCCAACTAAATTTAAATTGGAGCCAAAATGAAACTAGGAAAAATGTTGTTACTTGCCAGCTTTTTAGGTACTTTTGCAGAGTGTATGCTACTCCCATTATGGTCTACTTTCACAGATAAATGTGGCGGAAGTATTTTAGACGCGGGTATTGGGTATGCCGGATTTTGTATAGCTACAGGTTTGGTAGTTATGTTTGTGGGCAGTACAAAATTTTATGCGAGAAATGCTAAGTGGATGCTCCTATGGGGATTTGCCATAGCGGGAATAGGAGATCTTCTTTATCTATGCGTATCTAATAAGTATGAGCTATTTGCTGTTCAGGCGCTTATCGGTATTGCACTAGGTGTCGCTAACCCTGCTTGGGATTCGCTATTTTGTGACGATGAGAGTGACGATAAATCGTCAGCGGGGAGATGGTCATTTTGGACGGGAGGAGTGTCATTTGTCAGTGGTCTCTCCGCTTTATTTGGAGCTACAATAGTTAGGTACTACGGATTTAATACTATGTTTATTTTGATGTTCTGTTTTGACTGTGTATCAGTAGCTTATTGCTACCGTATTGCTACTCGCACGGAGGTGCCAAATGAAAAAGCCTAAAATTAAGAAGCCTACAACTAAGAAAGCACCACCGAAGCCGCCCGGTAAGAAAGTCATGCCAAGCAGATCATACTACGCATAAGGGGACACTATGTCTGAAAGAAGTTGTGAGTCCCATAGGGGGCTCATGGTATGGATTAGGGGGATAGTTTTTCTAGCTTCTTGTTCTGGGGGTCTACTAACATATTCAGTATTCTGGCAGGCTCCCACTATTCGAGCTGAAGTGGCTAAGGAAGTGGCAAGAATAGATATCGCAGGGCAGAAGATGACTGATCGTATTGACTACCACGAACAGGGAATTTACGATCTTAAGCGAAGGGTTACTATCCTAGAAGGGAGATAATATGCCAACTGCTGCACTAATGCCGATGCCTAAGGCTCAGTTCTTTGATAACGTAGGGCATCCGCTTGCCGGGGGGCTTCTATACACTGCACAAGCCGGGACTCTTGCAGGGCCGGGGCAGGCCTTCCCCAAGTCTACCTTTACCGATAGTACAGCAGGTACCGTAAATACTGATCCTGTGGTGCTTGACTCCGCAGGGAGGGCTAACATCTGGCTTGACGGCTTTTACTCCATGGCCCTGTATACAGATCTAGGTGTACTGATTTACACTGTGGATAATGTGTCTTCGGCTATCACTGCCCCTGTCACTGTGAGCGGTGCAACGTACATAGACGCAACGGCGGGGCCAACCAACTTCAATCTGCCAACCGTAGGGGAGGTGATTATTATCAAAATCGACGCTACTGCGAATCCTGTCACGATCACAGCAACTGGAGGGCAGACGGTCTTGCGGCAGGCGTCGATCAGCCTAACACTGCAAGACGAAAGCATCCATCTCGTTTTGAATGGGATCAACTGGTACAAAATCTAAAGGAGGTTTCGTGAAAAGAATAATTTATCTATTACTGGCACTCACCATCTTATCCAGCGCCCCGGCGTACTCTGCCATTCTGGTATTTTCACCAAATGGTAGTTATGTCACGAAGCCAGATCTTGGCACTGCGGCAACTTCGGCAGACACTGCGGGTAATCGGGGGATTGCCATTCTCAGCCGTTAACACACCGTCTGCCAATTTTAGCGGCTCACTACTCGGTGGTAGCGGAGTGTTAAACTATCTGGTTGCACCAAACAATCCTGCATTCTATATCGCCAGTGGAGTAGCCGCGCTGTCAACCAATGTATCCTTGACCGGTGCGGCTCTATTCGGAACAGTTATTTATCAAGCTCAATAAGGAGAGATTATGAAACTACTGATTTACTTACTGTTGGTGTTCACCATTATGACCAGCACAGCGAATGCTGCTGTTTTGGCCTTCTCCGATAACGGGTCTTACGTCGCAAAGACTACTCTGGCAGCGGTAGCGGTAGCGGCTGACTGCGCCGGGAAAAGGATCGTCTTCACATCCAGTCAAACACTTACCGCGAATCTTGTCTGGCCCGCAGACCGCGAGCTAGTACAAGGCAGCACTACTGCGACAATCGCCACAGCAGGATATACACTCACCATCGACCAAGCATTTCATGCTCCGTCACGGGTCGTTTTCACTGGCACTGGCACAGTTATCATTAACGGTGGCGAAATCGACGTTGCATGGTTCGACGGCACGGACGCTTCTACCAAGTGGGCTTTCTGCGCTCGCGGTATCCTGAACACCAACGGGCTTGGAAAGATAGTCGTGTTCTCCGTTCCAAAAGCAACGGACGCATGGGCGACCACTTTTCTAGCGAACGGGACAGACCCGGTATGGGGGCCGAGGTGGAGGGTAGACGCTCCTATCGTCATTGACTCCCCTCAGCAAGCAACGGTCATCCGCACCCCGGCAGGTTTCGTTGCAACCACGGCAATGCGTTCAATGTGGCAGCTCGGGACGGCAACAGGGGCGCTCAAAGTGGATTATATCCATTTTCCCGACAAGCTCTCCATCGAAGGCAACTATGGTCTATGCCAGTACGCTGGGATCATGTACGGCTCCAGCCACATGCACGTTCCCTATCAGGAGATATACCGCACGGCAGGATGGTTGATGCAACCGACGATGAATAAACAGGTCAGCGACGTTAAATTCGACTTCATGGACTCCGGCAGTCTGTACGGTCCTATTCTGACGCTCGACGGTTCAGCGGGCGCAAATAACACAATAACAGACCTAGTGGTCGATTTCATCAACTCGACGGGATTCGCTACCGGCTACGCGCCAAATGCACTGGTCCAAATGAACAGCAACTACCACGGGATAAAGCTCGGTAAGATTGTACATCGAGGACTTTCAGCCACCGGATCGGTGGATGCCACCGGATCAGTGGTTTCGCTCACCAACGTCGGGGCTACGGCACCGAGTGGAGTGTATTACCCGCCTCGATATGACATTCACATTGGTCCTGTGACGAATGGTAGCGACACTATTACTGCAAGAGCGATCGCCTTTTCAGATAGAAGCGGGGGGGTTGCTGCAAAGTTCAATGGCGTCACGATTGAGGCAGGGAGTTGTGTTGTAGACGGCCTGACGCTACCGAGCGATATAGCGTTATTCTATGCGACGGGAACTGTTGTCCAGGGGCTTACACCGGGTCGCAATCTGGCTATAGCGTCCGACTGTTCGGGTACCATCGTGACCGGCATAAGCAGGGCAAATATCCTTGATGGCGGCAGCAACACGTTCATTAACGGCAGGATCGGCCCTGGCACATACGGGATCAACTCCCCTACGGTAACAGCCTCACCAATGACCTTCGTCAACACCTACCTGTACGACATGGACTTCCTGATCCAAGGCGGGACCGTCACCAGCGTAGTTTTCACCAGGGCTACCGTCCCTGCAACATTCTATTCCGGGGCGTCACTAGGATACGGAATCTACCGTCTGGCTCCTGGGGATTCTATTACCGTTACATACTCGGCAGCACCAACAATGCGATTCATTCCACGGTAAAAGGAGGGATAGATGGACACGAACGAAACGCTTAACGAAATGTTTGACGGCGTGATCTTAAACAACGAACTGAGCGGCATTCTTGCGGCGGCTTACCGGTTCAGCCATGCGAGCGGTGGCACCTCTGGTTGGTCCTTTGGGCGATGTCAGTTCGATGTCAAGAACAACGCCAGCGTTCCCACGCTTCTGAGAAAACTCGGATTCACCAATGAGGAAATGAATTCGATCATAACTGAGGCGGTGGACCCCCGGCAGTGGAATGCACGGCTTGTAGCGGGGTCGGCAATCATTGACGAGGCTGATACGGCGCAGCTCAGCTATTGCCTAAATAAAGCCTTGAATTTCGATACCACTTATGGTATAGAGGTAGAGAGTCCTTCCGGCATTCTTGCCGGTGCAGATTACTGCAATCAGTATGGTTCCGAGGGTAACGGCGCAGTCATTTACTACAAGGCCCTGAAGAGGGCAATCACGGCGCAGGACGTGCTAAACTTCAAGTTGACACAGACTAAATATGGCAGAGAGAATCCTGAAGATTGTAAGAGGCGGTTCAACGGCGTAATGAAGGTCGTAAACGCAGCGTAAGCTGCTGAAGAGGTATAACATGACCGACGAAGAACGAGTCAAACTGTTGGAGAGCTATTCTTACTGCCCCCAAGGGCAGGCCGGTGAGCACGGACAGCATCCGAAGTGTAAGGAGTGTAGATTCTCAAAGGAGGTGTGCCGTGAATGATTTTCTAGACAGATATGTCTCCGTGGTGGAGATTGTCTTTGCCATCGGGCTTATTTGTGCTTTGCCTTATTCCATCTCTGAGAAGGACAATGTAACTACTGGGGCAATCATAGGCGGCATCCTTGGATACCTAAGAGGCTTTCCCTCGGGAAAGGCTGTCACTCCTCCAGTAGATCCTGCTGTACAGGCCCTCACCAATTTCGTCAATGCAGCTCAAAAGGCTGCTACAACCCTAACCAAGTAAAAGGAGAATAACATGGATTTTACCGCATTTGCACAGAAGCTGTTGGAAGGTATCATGGCGGTTAATGAAGAAACTGTAAAGTTTGGTGCTGCCATCGGCACGTTCCTCGAAGTTGCTGGGCCGTCCGGCCTCACTGTGGCTACTGACATTCTGACTGACGTTGCTACCAAGTCTATTACCCCTAGCCAAGCCATTACTCAGATGGGAGACGTAGCAGCGTTCACCAAGGCCGCGCAGTCTGCTGTTGAAACTATCAAGGCCGGGTAATGAACCAAGCCTATGTAGAGCAGATCTCTCAGACTGGAGACGTAATGCTGGTTCACGGAGACTCCGCCATTCAGAAGGCTATTGAAGTGGGCACATCGTCTGCTTTTTGTCATGTTGCCCTCCTGGTCCGAGTACCGGGAGGGTTGCTTATTTCTGAGATGGTAGAGGGCGTAGGGTATCAGAGTTTGTCTTTGACAGACTGGCTTGCCGGTAGAGTCGGTGAGAGTATCTTCTTTGGGCAAGCTCCTGGCGCTGTGCGTCAAGGAGGGGATGAGATCCTAGCAGGTCTGTCCAAGTATGATGAGGCTAAGGCGTGTGAGTATGATTACGCCGCACTCCCCCTGGTATGGCTCTCGCATCTTACGGGCAAGACTTATGGAGTAGGAGGGGAGGTGTGTAGCCTCAAGGTTCAGCACGATTGGTTTAACGCAGGGTTTACCTTTTCGGGTGACGCTGCCCCTGCCGATTTCCTGTTTCAATGTGAGAGTGTGTCTTTGCTGAAGTAAAAGTTTAGCCCCTGTTATGAGCAGGGGCTTTTTAGTTTAGTAATGGGTCTCTAATTCACTTCGTCATAGTTCGCAAGCACTCCACCGCCTAGATTAATGTCTACCTCTAGAGACATGGTGTCCCCTCCACTACCTGTTTCAAATACGCCATAGCGTTGAATATCAAAGCACACAGCGCCTCTTCCAAGGGTTCAACAGCTTCGGCCTTATATCCTCTATGGTGCAGATGCCAATCCTCAAAATGCCTATACGCAGAGTCCATGAGAGATTCCTTCGGAATCGACTTCTGCCAGTTGTCCGAAGCCCTTTGTTCTCCGTCACTCTGAGTCTGGTGCTTTTTCATGTACTTGGCGTACCGCTTGAGAACCAAAGGGTTAAGATAGCCTTCGTACTGAAGTTTATCTCCTATCGGAGATCGTGTAGCTCCGGTCTTGAAAGTTCTTATGTCCTCCTTTGGGTCAACGGGCTTACCACCGTGGTAGGCAGTAGCTTGAAAATACTCTTTCTCCGTAGATTTAAGTTCTTCTACTGACACTTCCCTAGTCTCAACATTCTCCCCTTCCGCTTGCCAAAAGACTTTTAACGATTCTGCTAGTGTGTCTTTTTTCATATACGATCTCCTCGTTCGTCTCTATAATCTTCCCAACTTACAGATTTAAAGACTTGTTTAAGGTTAACCCAGCGTGCAAATCTACGTAGTTCTCGACTTGGCTGTGTACCGTCTTCAGGAATAAATGGTTGAGCAAAAGGATCTACCTCACCTCCTGGGCCTTGCCCTCAAGCCCTGCAACAAGCGCCAACATCCTATGCCCCAAAGCGGGGTTAGCCAAGTTGAATCTCCAAGACACCTGAGAGATGCCGTTATGGACCGTTCCACGCCCCAATGAAATTCTTGCCCCTGTATCCTCAAGCCCCATCTTGCCTAGCACTGCTGCTAATTTCCTTGGGGAGATATGTAGTTTCATAAGCTCTTGCTTAATGGCATCTGAAGATATCCAAAGCTGCATAGTATCAAGTTCAATACGGGCAACAAGTCGGCCCCTAGGCTCTCTGTATCCCTGCTGAGAAAACTTGTCTGCTGCGTTGTAGGATGCCACACAGAGAACCCCGTTTGAGTTCTTATCAAGCAGTGCGCCTAGGAAGCTAACAGCGTCAAAAGACTGAGTGTTCTTGTATTTCCTCATGGAGCGGATAGTACTAACCGTCCACCCTAGCAGCTTATCAACATTTACATGCGACAGTCCTAGCTTCTTAGCAATCATCCCGCCGTATATGGCTACAGCTCCAGTCATAGTCCAAAAGCGTTCCTCTGGAGTGGTCTCAGCCTTTCGGTCTAGGATATCTGCGATAGCTTTCAGCTTCTCCTTGTGCTCGTCTTGGTGCTGAACTAGCCACAGAGCGTATTCTTTACCCACCTGACCGTAATTTTCAGCAAAGCCTGCGTAGACCTGAGCACCTTCTTCTTTGGTGTAGCCGTCAGTCACTTCGTATTCAAATATGCGGTTGATCTCTGCTCCAGGATCTCCCTTCAGGATGCCTAGCTTGTCTATGAGGCTGTGATTAGACGAAACCACGGCTAAGGTATTCCACCCGTTCAGGTTGCTCTTCTCTACTGCATTACGGGACATACGGGCCTTATCCCTGCCCTGGGTGATTTTATAGGCTAGATCTGACAGGCTCTCGGGAGTGATGTTACTCACTTCGTCTATGTACGCGGGAAGAGTGTTATACACCCCGAGTCTTCCGACTAATACGTTTCGGGTATCGTCCTGATTAAGCGTAAGTTTCTTTGGATCTCCCCATGCCGAGATGCCCCATTTCCCTGTAAGAGTTTTGCCGAGACCAGATCCTCCAACCACTGATAGCATAGCGCCTTCATAGCCGGTGAACCGAACCAATGGCGCTCCGAAAGAGGCACAGAGGAACTCAAATGCAAGTCCTTCCATGCCTTCCTGATTAAGTATCTTGGTGTTTTCAATCCACATCTCCTTATCGCCTGTAGGCTTGATGCCCCTAACGAAGTCAGGAGCTGAGGCGGAGTAGCCAACCTTGTGAGTCGTTCCGTCCTTTCTATAAATCTCAGCGCCGTGGATAAATGCCAGTTCTCCACCTTCTTCGTGCCATCCCATCTGACCCGAAAGCGTGGCTAGACGCTGATCGTTCCTCAGTTTTGTCATAAATGATTCTGTGTAGAGCATGAATAGACCTTTCTCTATTTTACCTGTTATGCCTATATGAGCGTCTATCAGCGCGGAGAAGTAGGACTTTTGCTCACAGGTCTTGTTGGAGGCCATAGTGACTTCTTTCCAGCCGTCATAGGGAAGACGATGCCTGATAGTAAACGATTCACCAAAGTGGTCACGATTGATACTAATGATGTAGATCGGGAAGGGGTAGACTCTAACCTGCTCCCCTCCATCGTTGAAGTACAGCCCTGTTTCTGATACCGTGAATCTGTCAGGAGGTACGAGGTTTGGATCTTCTGTATCCTCTGATTCTCGAACAAGTGGTACTTCTTTTTCATATCCAAGAGTGATAGGACTTCTTGTTCGTTCCGCATATCTACATCCGCTACATATTCCAGGATTCGTTGTGTTGAATACGGCACATGTAGTTGGGCCAGCTCCCGCTTGGACATGCTGCGAAATCTTTTGCTCTGTTGACGCTTCTGTGTAGTCTTCGTGCCCCTGTGACCACTCATGAATTATCTCCTTGCCTTCGATAGTGTACCGAAGCATTCCGAGCATACTGTACCATAACGGCTCCGCTACGTTACCCTTGCAAGCGGCGAACGCCGCAACTTGAGCACACTTACCTTCTATAATCCTCGCGCTACTTGGCCGGTGATCCTGTTCTAGCCCTGCTAAGAACGCAGCATTTTGTGCGATAGTAGCCTTTGGAGTGGATAACTTAATGCCTGCTCCAAGCGTAGCTGCTTTCAAAGTCCTAATGAACTCTAACGCGTTCAGCGGAGGGGCCTCATAAATTAACTTGACTTCTCTACGCCCTCCGTGCTTCTTGTTGAAACTGCCTAGGGGTCGAAGCACGGAGGCCGTGTCAGCAGTACGGCTCTGGTCAACCTTGAAGCTGTGGTGAATAGTTAGCTGTTTGAGAAGGTCAGCGCCCCCCTTCCAGATCGAGACAGGTACAGACGTTTCGAGTCTCCAGTGGGCGTACAACCCGAAACCGGAGGATATAACGCTTGGAGCTGGTAATGAGGTAGTCTTGCAAAAGGAGAATAGCGCGGTTAGTGCGTCCCTCTGAGAGAGGAAATCTTTACTCCCCTCTGCTGCTACGTCAATGTCAAGGAAAAAGTTTCTCGAAGCTAAGGCGTTTACGCCCTTCCTGTTCTCGGTAGTCTTGAAACTGGACTGCGCAACGAATACAGTCTTGTTGCCCTTTTCAAGTACATCTATAAACCTTTGAGCCATCTCAGCGTTGTCACACCAATGGTGTCTGAAACCCTGTGTAGTCTGCTCGGCAAGGCAGAGGAAGCCTGTGGTCGGTAAAAGAGACGTTAAAAAGTCAGTCATTCAACGCCTCCGTAGGGTATCCCCATATCGTATATTTTAGAGTGCGGCAATAACCGTAGACACTTGTGGGTATCTATAGAAGACCAAAACGATATCGGTTTTAGCATTGGTCTCTTACCAAACGAGAAACACCCGTTAACTATTATTTTTCGAAGTCTTGCTGAACTCTCTGTTGCCATAACTCCTGTAATGGCCTTACTACCTGTTAGCTTTTCGTATCTGTTTAGAGGTTCTTTCTTTAGTATATCACAGCATTTGTGACTAACCTTAAACGGAGCTTCTATAAGATATTGCCACTTTAGCGGTATGCGCTGTCTCTCCCTTCCTGCTACTCCTGAAGTACGGAGTTTAAGCATAAATTCTGATTTTGTTGTGCGTACTTCATGTAGTTTTTGTGCTGTCTCTTTTCCTACTACAGGAAATCCGTACTCTTCACAAACTGTTTTAAATGTTTTTTTTGGTGTCATCCAAGTTACATTAGGTACGGTTTTAACAAAATCTATTATTTCTGGAAATTCAAGTCCTGTGTTTACAAAGACAGCGGGCATTTCAGGATAAATTTGTCTCGCCAAATGTAGTAAGACAGTTGAATCTGCGCCACCTGAAAAAGATACATACACATTACCGTCCCACATTTCGTACCGTTGCCGAATACGCCGTTTAGTCATTTGTATCTTAGCGCTAAGTGGTAGTCCTTGCCTTTGCTGTAGAAAAATAGTTTTCAGTTGATCTTCTGTCATACGGGGTGCCTCCAAGGATGAATTGTCAGGATAGCCCCTGACTCCCAGAGGTGTCAAGATTTTTAATGCTCGGTGCCGGGGTTAAGGCTGAAAGCCTTGCCGCTTCTCTCGCAAGTGCCGAGACATCTTTAACTGTCATACGGACGTATGCTAGTCGAGCCTTACCCTTAACGTCAGTTGACATTGGCAATCTACCCATTTTGACCGCAGCTAGAAGGACTTTGGTAATCTGAACTGCTACGTCATAGACAACACCTTGTTTCGGGGTTACTCCTGCAAACCATCGGGTTAAAGTCGCTCTTGTGACTCTGAAAATCTCCGCTGCCTCCGTGGGTCTAATCCCCGCCCTAGCTAGGGCTGTTTCTAGTTCTTCTCCTGTCATGATCCCGCCCCCAAGTGCTTTAACAGCGACTCCATTCTGTCTGCAAAGGAGGGTAGCAAGCTTTGATGCTCTCGATCACAAGGTTTTTTGACACTTTCCTTAGCTCCGTACATTTCCATCAACCGGTTTCTGAGGGATAGAACCTCTTTGGCCAGCCAAGACCTGTCACCGTTTCCGTTGCCGGCCCATTTCTGCAATTGTTCTGCTGTGAATTTTGTCATGTTGTTTACCTCCAAGGAGTAGTTATGCTGTTAGCATTGCCCGACGTTACGTTCATTGACCCCTAATTTTTCCAGTGCTTTGTATAATGCGTGGGCATGCCCTCTACGTCCGGCCATAGGACCGGCTACATAGCCAACTACAAGTCTTACCGTCTCGGCCTCTTCCTCACTCAAGTGAAGAACGTACTCAGGCACTTCTACGACTTTGGTAACTTCCTGTTTCAAGATCATCTTTTCTACCTTCATTCTTGTCTCCTTTTGAAAGTGAGGGGTTCAGTTGAACCTGAGTTTAAAGCTAGGCCGCAACCCCTAGCTCCCCCAAATGATTTAGCCCAAGTCAATTCCTAACTCAGCAGCTAGTGCAGCAAGGTCGGCATCGTCACCCTCTACAGGCTTAACCTCTACGACTTTTTCTTTCTTAGCTTTTACTACCTTCAGCTTTTCAGGCTCTACAACCACCGCGTCTACCGAGGCAAACGGGTCAGACACTGCCTGCTTAACCTCCACTACAGCTTCGATGACTTTAACCTCCTGCTGTGCAGGAGCGGGGAGGACGAGCTGTCCACCACCGATAATATCTGCCACTGCCTGAGAAGCCTGCATAGCCTCGATCTTGGAAATCTGAGCTTCTGCCAGGAAGCCGCCGAATCCGAAAGTCAGTACAGGATAGGAGAAGTTTGGGTCGAAGCCAATGATGGTGATCGCTGTGGAAAGGTCCACACCACGCCGAGACGTTTCTTTTACGTAGTGGCTGAATGCCTTGAGCGAAGCGGGGGGGATACTGAACCCGCAAGCGGTACGTTCAGCGAAGATAGCAAGCATTTTCCTGTCCGCGCAGGCTTTGCCTTTGCCGGGATTACCCTGAGCATCCTTACCGGAACCAAACTGATTCTGAGCACATCCTGCGCAATTCTCGCACTGCTTAGTTGTCGCAGCCGCATCGGGCTTAATACCGTCGTGACTAAAGCAGTCAGGGGCCTTAGCTTCCGTCTGGTTCGGATCGTAGGCAGAAGCGTAGTAGCTCTTGTCAAGGTTCGCCTTTGCAGAGAGAAGAACTACACCGAGTTCGAGGGTGTTAAGAACAGTCTCAGCCCCTTCAGCTTTGAAGATAAACCGAGTGCCCTTGCATCCTATGGTGGGAAAGGTTACGCCGACAAACAGACCAGCGAGAAAAGCCTCGTTGTTAGAGGTACGACCGATAAGATGTGCAGGGAGCTGAATGTCCTGGAGTGCGATAGCGTTTGCCATTTTTTAGTGTCCTTTTTGTGTGTTAGAGGAAATAAATTCCGTCACGTTCGGTGTAACTTATGCAAGATTTACCGGGATCTTTGATACCCGCGTTAAGTAACGCAATTTGCATAGACCTCGTATGTGCCCTCCTAGAAGTGAATTCACTTCCTGAAATCATCTTAGAAATCCTCACAAGTGTCTCAGCCTCCTCTCGGGTCAAAGTCAGTACAAACTGTTCAACTTCTACGTGGGTCATTACCTCTTTCGAGGTATACGTCTTTTCTACCTTCATTTTATTCTCCTTTTGTAGCACCGTTAAGACTTCCTGATCTGACAGGTCCGTGTCGCCGTGTACGAAATGCCTGGAGGTGGAGGCTGATCTCTCTTTTCTCCCATTTTCTCAAGAGCTGCGACCTTCCCCACGGCATGATTAAGATACTCGAAAGAATCATTCTCTTTGACCCAAGTGAGAAAGGCCTCCCAATCGGATACGGTCACGCTTTCCTTTAATGCTTGATAAATTGTTCCGACAGAAGTCTTGGCACTCTGCAATCCCTGCTTAGTGAGTTCTGCTTGAAACCATGCTTCGCGTTTTGCTTGGGTAGTTTTAATCTTGTCAATTTCAGAGTTTAGCTCTGAAATCTTATCTCGGGACGCGATATACGCTGTGGCTACGATGTCGAGAGTAAACTGTTTCGATGGATCGGGCATCAAGTGCCTCCTTTTGGGGTTTAAACCGCGTTTCTAAAGTTACCTTAGCACCTGCTGTGCAGGGTGTCAATACTTATTTCGTATCGTATGTCACTTCTCTTTTAGTTCCGTAAGCCTCTCTCTTAGCGCTATCATTTCTTCTTGAATGGCGAACTTGAACGCGTTAAACTCAGCTTCTAGCCCTCTAAACGTGCTCCGTAGCTGCTCAAACCTGTATCCAGGGACTTTACCAGCGTAATCAGCTGCGGCAACATTAGCTCTAATAATCTCAGCTACTGCATCTCTTATCGCGTCCTCAAAGTCAGTGTCTTCAACTTCCACGCTCAGTATCATCTTATTTCTCCTTTGCCAACGAAAGCACTATGTCCTGAAACGACCCACGATCCTTCAGCGTCTGGTAAATCTTTCTCTCCACAGGAGATGCGGCCAGCATGAAGATGTTAGTGTGCTGCGTCTGCCCTGGTCGTACCGTCCTTGCGTTAGCCTGAGTGAACACCTCGTTACTCGCTATCGCGGTGAACCAAATGATTGTTGAGCATTTGTGATGCAAATTCAGGCCATGACTCATGCACTGCGGAGCGGCGATAATTACCTGTGGCGTGTCTTTGGTGTTAAAGTCATTGAAAATCTGATTCCGCTTACCTGCTGAGGTGCTACCTTCTACAATCACACAGTCGTAGTTCTTCTTCAGCTTGTTATACAACGAGTGTATCACCCCTGTCAATGGGGCAAAGATTATGATCTTACCTGTTACTTCTTCCATGCACTCTTCTAATACAGCAAGTCTAGGCCCAAAGTCTAGTTCTAAAGTTTCTCCGTTGCTGTATAAAATGCCACAGCTTGCTTGGATTAATTTTCCACACAGTACCGCAGCATTAATAGCGGTGACTTGAACCCCTTGGATTTCTGTAACACACTCTTTCTTCAGTTTGTCGTAGTGCAGTTTCTGTTCGGGACTCATCTCAGCGTCTCTAGAATGCAGGATTGTTTCGGGTAAATCAATGCAGTCCTCAAGAGCATACCGTATGCTGGGCTGCATGACTTGATTCACGGTCTCCTCTGCTCCCGCTCTAGCAATCCACTTGAATTGATTAATCTGAGTCATTACATCATTCTTGAATCGTGTAAAACTGCCCTTATAATTCTCAGGTGTTAGTAATTGGCACTGCGCGTATGAATCTGTAGGCGAATTTGGAGTTGGACTTCCGGTTAGTCCCCACCCCCATCTTTGCGGGGTCATTATCTTCTTGGCCTCCCCCCATAGTGTCTTAGCTTGTTTGTTACGTAGCACAGCCAGCTCATCAAATATTATCAAGTCTACATCTTCTGGTAAACTAGGCCCAACTATCCCAAGGCCGTGATGATTAACTATAGCGAAATCCCAATCTGTCTTTATAGAGTCAAGCCTCTGCTGTTTAGTGCCGTGAAGAACTACAAACTTTCTCTTTGGAAAATTTTGGTATAGAGAATCCCCCCAAACTCTTTCTAAACATGACAACGGCGCAACTATCAAACATCTTCGTATTACCTTTTGACTCATGAGATAGTCAGCACCCCACGCTGTAGCCAGAGTCTTCCCAGTTCCGAGTCCATTCAGACAGTAAGCTCTCATATTCTCTACGAGAAACCTCATAGTCTCCCGCTGATGAGCAAAAGGTGTAAACTTGCCTGGGAAATTGTATTGCTCAATCGGCGCTGGTGCATCAAGTCCACATCCTCTAGCTGCTTGCATGTGAGCAAAATCGTGTGGCATGGCAATAACCCACTGCCCCTTAAAGTTTGTACATTTGGCCCACGGCATAGCTTCCATAAGAGGTTCAGGGTCTTCGACGTAGAAGAGGGCTGTGTTTCCAACTATCCGCATGACTCTAACCTCTTAGCTATGATCTCACAGTATTTCTCTTCCCGCTCTATACAGATCCACTTTCGGCCTATGTTTTCACACGCAATGGCTGTAGTCCCTGAACCCGCGCAGTTATCTAATACTGTCATACCCTCATTGGTGTAGGTTCGGATAAGGTACTCAAAGAGAGCCACAGGCTTCTGAGTAGGGTGTACTTTGTCCTTATCTCTAGGAACCTTTTGCACTGATAGTGGATACCTGATCCCGGCATTATCTGTCACTATCTGAATTTGATCTCCGTAGTTACTACTTTGTTTACCTGATTTCTGTTTATATGCTTTGCCGTCGGTAAACTGAGGATTGTATATACATTGCTCTTTGTAGAATACAAGTACATTTTCGTGATTTTTCATAGGCATTTTCTTAGCGTTTAAGTGACCTGTGCCGTTCTCTTTTTCCCAAATCCACTCATACTTGAGCATATCTAAATTACTGCATCCTAGAACTTTGTCAAATGGAGTCTGAGCACTTAATACAACTGCACCCTTAGTAAGTCTTTTATACTGCGCCCACAGCGATGGTAAGTCAATTATCGAGTCCCATTTGTTCTGCGTAGTGCCATAGGGCAGATCACAGAGTATCATATCCACAGGCTTTTTTAGCTTAGGAAGTATCTCTAAGCAGTCACCTTTTAGCAAGATGCCGTTTTTGGTCTGGCGGTAAATCATCTGTGATTCTCTCTTTCTACCTGCATCTGTTTGGCAAACTCAACTGCTGCCGTTAACACATCTATGTCCACAATCTGCGCCAAATTCTTAGCTGCCTTATCAAGATTAACTTTAGTTTTGGCTCTGAGTGCTTTAACTTCTTGCTCTGTCATTTTGACTCCCTCACGTATCGGTTCTAGTTATCAACACTTTTCCTTCGTAGACTTCTACATCATAGGCATCTCCGTAGCAGTCACACCCCTCTATCCTTACAAGCGTACGTCTATCTATTTCTAGCCGATTCAGCTTATCTATAAGCTGTTGTACAGCCAGTTGCGGTCTAGGCTCTTGCTCTGTCATTATCTCTCCTTTTGCTGCTTACGCAGTAGCTCTCCAATCCGTAGAGTTAGAATCACCTGTTTCTCTTTTGCGCTAGACTTGTTCCACAGTGGCTTCAAGCGGTTCAACTCTTCAGGAGACCATAGGGCGGTTAGGGACTTTTTAGTTGCTCCGCGCATACGCTTTTTCCTCCAATATAGATTATATCCCAGCCGTTAAGTGACTCTTGGGCCTCTCCGGTGAAGCCGTTAGCAGCCATTATCTGAGTTAGCGACTTGACCGAAAAGCCGTAGTGATGCTTAAAGAACGGGTGTCCTGCTCTAAGAATCGCCTCAGATCCGTAAATGATATCAGCGTAGGTTACAACCATTTCCCCTGCCATGTACGCCGTATCAAGAAGGTCGTGATCTCTGGAGAGCATTATCTGCATTAGCTTCTTTACGTCTGGAACGGTGATAACTACAAGGCCATCATCCTTGAGTACATGCTTGAAGCCCGCTAGGACCAAAGGCAGCTCTACTGATGTGAAGTGTTCCAATGCGTGACTGACCCACAGGCAGTCAAAATCTTTCGGCGTAAGTCGAAGCATATCTCTTGCATCGGCCACTATATCTACACCCTCCCCGTCTACTATGTCAAGGAGTATGTGCTCGTAGCCCTCGGGAAAGGGTAGTTTCGCTTTTCGACAACCTCCAACGTCCAGGACTTTCATTCTTTCTCCTTTTCCCACAGGAGCGTTTCGAGTTTAGCCAATATCTCCTCATTGCAAAGGTCTGTAATGTCTATGAAGGTATGATCTATTTCAACCTTCTCAATCTCGAT